GCAGCTTTTGGATCAAAGTCATACAAGTCTTGTTTGGCAAAACTAACATAACCAACAACTTGTTCGTGAACCTTGTTAGTAACAGCCCATTCCAGCCAATCTTCAAAATCGCTTTTGAGTTCCAAGTGAACAAAGCGATTTGCCAACGGAGCAGGCATACGGTATGTAACGCCTTTATCGCTATCTCGATTACCGGCAGCTACAATAGACACACCTTTTGGAAGTACATAAGTACCAACACGGCGGTTAAGAACCAACTGAAAAGCTGCTGCCTGTGTAGCAGGTGCTGCGGAGTTCAATTCATCCAAGAATAAAATTGCAGTAGATTCTGGATCAGTAGGCAATTCTGCAGGAGGAGCCCAAGACATAGTATTTGCTACTGAGTTGTAATATGGAATACCTTTAATATCTGTAGGTTCCCACAAGCTCAAACGAACATCAATAACTTCGCGGTTATTTTCAGCACCGATTTGTTTAACGATATCAGACTTACCAATTCCGGGAGGGCCCCACATAAAAATTGGACGTTGAATTTTAATACACTTACGAAGACTACGCTTTGCTTCGTTAGGTGTAACAGTACGGTTACCGGAATGTTTCTCTGCCATGATACACTTTCAAAAAGTTAATTTAATAAATGTTGAACAAGAACTGTATCAACATGTATAAAGTATATGCGAGATCAAGGAGTGTGTCAACTAGATTTTAAACTATCTACCTTGGCTTTGGTAAATCTTTCAACATTACCTGCAAACAAGATAAGTTGTACAGCCATTTTATCGTTAAAAACATAAATTTCTTTATGATTAATAAACCAAGGGCAATCGATTAATCGATCAAACCATATAATTTGTTGATTTGAATAACTTAGTGTACTCTTATTTTCTTCAAATTTTACTTTGTGAGATTTAATGCCTGCATCAGTTAATGCTTTAAATCCTTGTTCGGTTAGTCGTAAACCGCCTTTTTCTTTCTTTCTTGGATTTACCCACCAAATTGGTATAGTTTTCTTTACTCGTGAATCAGACGCATCTATTCCTGCTGCTTCTAGTACTTTTTGAGTAATTTTAAATTTTTGATTCATCGGGCAATTTTTCCCCCGAAGTAAGTTTATACACAGAAAAGTCTTTTGTGCTAAAAAGTTTGTTTAGTTTCTCGGCTAGATTAATAGCATGACCGCTGTTTGAAAAACTTACTTTTTTATATTTGGGGCCAAGGTGTTGTGCAACAATGCTACTGGTCTTAAGATTAACAGGTTGGTCTTTATAAAATACAGCCCAAATGGCTTCTGCTTCTAAAACTTGTTCGGTTTTATAAGTTTTCTTATTAGTAATCTCTAAAAGGACTTTTGGTCGAGGTCGACTCATATACACGCTCCAAATATGCGTATATATTTATGTTAAAAATTAAAATTTCCCACCGTCCATTTTAACTTCAAACGATGACGGTTCAGCAGGAGAAGATACAAATTTATCCATCTCACCTGCTAATCTTGTCATTACTATACTTAGGCTATTTTGAAGATCAGTGACTTCTTTAATAGACAATGTTAGAGTTTTTTGATTAGTTTTAATTGCTACTCTAGCATTATCTAGAAAGTCTTCAATTGGAAGTGTGTTTAATTGTTTCATGTTTTATTTACGCTATTTAATACAGTTTTCATTTCTGAATCTGTTTTAAATGGACCGTGATAAGGATATCTTTCCAATGTAATTAATTTTGGACAAAAACTTTTAACCCAACCTTTACGGAATTGAATTACATAGTAACCTGCACAATATTGACTTTTACTTTTTGAACTTTTGGCATACAACGGTAATTTTTTCTTAACATCATACACAGGTTCGTAAGGTTTACTACTACAGGGATAATCATATATAGCATAGCTTTTTGGTTCGATTGTATCGGCTTTTGCTTTTTTAAAACCTTCTTCAAAAAGTGCAATTCCTACTTGAGATTTAATTTCTGAAAGATCTTTAAAGGTAAGTACTTTACCTTTATGCAATACTGCATAACCTTTTTTCAATTTACTAATTGATCCAATTTTAGTACCGTGATCTCGAATTAACCATTCTTTATTTGGAATTAAAACTTTTGCTGTTGAATTCATTGTACATACCTTGCATTAAGTGGTTCAGCATAACTTTGAACTTGTTCGCTAACTTTTTGCAAATCAAATTCTGCACAAAATTTAAGAAGTCTAATACCTACTTGACTAATATTTTTATCTGCTGTTACTGCTGTATTAATAGTTTCTTGAATATTTGCTTTAACTTCTTCAGGTTGTGCAGTTAGATCACACAACAAAACATTGCGATTATAATCATCTAACACTCGATGTTCAACTTCATTGTGATCCATCCATTTTTGTAACATCATATTGTTCCAGTTATACCCTTTGCTATTTCTATCGGCAAAGGCTTCTTGGAGACCAATCTTATTCTTTGTCCCTTTTGTACGTACTCCCGGATAAGCACTAAAGATATTGTCGGAGGTGTCGCCACGCATACACTTCTCAAATAATAGCCATTTTGGATCCGGAGCGGCTTTTGCTTGATTAGTTTTTTTATCAATGACAGATTTGCCGTTCTCATCAAAGTATCCTTCGTGCGTAATCGTAATCTGTGATACACCGTTATATTGTTTTACATTGGGTGCAATTAATTGTGCAAAGTCGCCGTCTGTTGAAATAATAACATGATCATCATTTGGATGTGCTTGAATAAATCCGGCAATTAAATCATCTGCTTCTAGCTTGGGATGATGTAATACTGTGCTATTAGTTTTATTTGTAATAAAGTCTTTGAACTGATCAAATGTTTCCCAGAATACACGATCTTCTTCTTGTTCACTGGGACTTTGAGCAGCACGAGCTTCTGTACGTTGACGCTTGTACGGCTCGTAATAATCCTTACGCCAGCTACGACCTTCTAAGTGAAAAATAACGTGATCACCTTTAAAGTCTCTCCACGCCTTACGTACACTGCTTAAAATTGTATGAATACTCATGCCAATTTTATCATTAAGGTCTCCCCTAACAACGTGTCTAGCACGAAAAAATGTATTAGCTGTGTCTACGTGAATATATGTTTTTGTCATTAATAAATCTCAGTTTTTCCATCATCGCGTAGTGCTCGATTAACATAACCTGCTCCTCTACGGCTCATATCAACACCTTCATCTGAACCTACATTGCGGCATAATTCAGAAAACCATTGATCAACAATTATTTCGTCTGTTTCGCCGACATAACCACTGCTACGTAATTGTAACACAAAGTACTCATTCCAATCAAGTTCAAAGAATCCGTTACGTACATTCTCTTTACCTACATGAGTTTCTAATACAGCAACCCACGGTTCTTTTTTTTCTGTAGCAAGTTCTTTAGGACTCAGTTTAGCAAGACGCTCTAGTTCTTTAGCAGCTTCTGCATTTTTAATTGCTTCTACAGCCGATTCTTCAGCTGCTTTTTTAACTGCTTCTGCTTCTTCTTTAGCTTTCTCAAGTTTTTCAAGACCTAATATTTTTTTAAGAAAATTGCTCATTAAGTTCCCCATTCATTTTTAAACAACGGTACTTGTAATCTATCACTATATCGTAATCCGTTTTTCATTGCCAGTAATGCTACATTTTTATTATTCAAAGTGTATACACTTTCAACGCCTCCGACAGGCATTAAGTATACATGACCTTTAAATCCTGCCGCACGATATGCAGCAATGGCACATTCAGCATCAGCAAAATCTTGTTCTGTGGCAATAACAAATTTTAAATATGCTGTTCCAACTTCTTCGTACTCACAAACACGTTCTGGTTTAATTGCATCATCCCACGGCTCGCCGCTGCAAGGAAGTTTAGCACTTACACTAAATGTAATTTCTCGTTGTTGTTTTGGTAAACCTGTCCACGTACTTAAAAACTGTTTAAAATCTTTTGTAAGGCGCATAGTGCCGTTGGTTTCAAAAGTAATTTCTTTTAAACCTGCCATCTTAGGATGACTTAACAAGTCTGGATATTGCTTTTGCCAACCTAATAATGGCTCACCGCCAGTAATAACAAGATGTTCATCACGCCATTCTCCGTGTGGAAGAATTTCCATAATACGTTCTGCAATAGCATCTGTAGTTAACAATGGACTTAGATCTTTAAACCGCGGATCCCAACTTGCATAACTATCGCAACCTGTACTAACAAGAGGCAACATCTTATAATCTGAATATTTAGATGGATCAATAATATTTGCTTCTTCGCTTAATTCGCCACGCGGCATACCAAAACCTGCGCATTTAAAATTACATCCAAATGTACGCAAGAAAACAGACGGTACACCCAT